CGTGAAAATTGAAACTAAACAGCAACTGCTAGACTTCATCGAGGAGACTCGCAAGGCTAAAGGAATCTCCATCAAGAAAGCATGTGAGAACACAGGCAACTTCACTCAAGCAATGTGGAGTCGCTTCAAGCTAGGACAGCGCGAGCCGTCATGGGATAAGCTGTACCAGATGGCCAAGGCTGTTGGCATTCGCATTCATGTGTCGGCCAGACTTGGTTAATCTTCATCAGGGGTAAATGAGTGATACACGATTACATGGGTATTGCAGCCTTGGCACGATAGGTTCGTCATAATGTCAAACGAGTCGCTGTCCTCGTAATCGTGGTCACCACCCCAGATAAGCTCAGTTCCACAGTGCCAGCAATTCATATGCAATCTCTTTCCTCGATCCGTTCTTCTGCCAGATGGATCAATCGTTTTAGGTAATACTCAGCCTTGCGTAAGTCTTCGAGCTGCTTCTCTAGTTCGCTACTCTTATAGCGATGGCGATAGACATACTTCAGCACCTGTGCTTGATGAAAGTCCAGACCGAGCCCCTCGATGGCATCAATACATTCGAGTGTTGACTGAGTGTAATGCTCTGGATGATTCACGTTATCTGGCACGATTATTCTCCAGAAAGATCGAGAACTGATGATGGAAGAAACCGGCATCTTTAACGGTGAAGTGAATCACGATATTCGGACCGAACTCCGGCTTTCCAAACACAGCCAACCGATCCGAGTCAGGTTGATAGCTAATCGTGAACGTATCTGCGTCAATACTGAGGATCTCTGGTTCGATCATGATGTATCTCCAAGTTGATTAAATGCCTCGATCAATGCGGGGAGGTCTTCCAGCTTCACGGCAAGCAGCCAGTCTTCTTGATTCTTTCGTGTCAACACAACAGGAACTTCGCTGTATCGCTTATCGCTTTCAGCTTGGTGCATCCACTTATAGAGCTGCATCCGTTCCTGTCGCTTCACCTCGAAATGAAGACCGTCTATATCACATTCGATATCAGCGTCATGGTTTGCGCCTGAGAATTGCTGGCTACGATAAGCATTGCAATTCGGATACATTTTGTTCAGGATCGCAGCCGCTTCCCGTTCACCGCGCTTCCCCTTGTCTCTTGATGCCTTACCCATTTTTCATTCCATAAAACCAGAGGTTGCTAAAGTATTCGATCCATTTGACCATCGCCTTCTCACCCTCGCCCAGTTCACTTGACTCCGTGACACTGGCCTCGTTGTTTTTTTTTGCACTTGGCGACTGATGCGTTGGTCTTCGCTCCAGGTGTCCTGTATTTGTCTGGTGACACGTTTAATCCTTGCGTCAATGATCGCTTCAGCCTCATCAGATCTTGGGCAACACAGTGCCCTGATTTCTTCTTCAGTCGCATCATCTTCCGGCATCCCGTTCGCATTACATACGAAGTCACGCCGTTCGACATACTTTCGGTGACAGGTATCACAGAGTTCCTCAAACTTTGCGACATAGTGGTAGGTGCGTTCGCACCATTTACATTTAGGCATTGCTCACTCCTTCGAACTAAATAGTTGCCTTGCTCCATCAAAATCAATTCGTACTTTGTTTCGGTTGACCGGACCATTTCTACGTTTCAGGAGAAACACATCGTATGCGGTCTTATCTGCATTAGGGTCTTTGCTTCTCGCCCACCAGTATCCACAGACAACACCGCAGGCATCACGTTCGATACCACCTGAGTTGGCTAGGTCACTGAGATTCATCTCCAGCGTGTCTCGTTTATCTACGTCACGTCCTAGCTGAGCAAGGTTTAGCATTGATACCCCATAGTCCCGACAGACAGCTTTTAATCTCTTGCTTGTGTTGGTGGTTTGTTCATAGAGATTCGCCCCCTCACATCTGAGTTGCTGGAGGTAATCAACACAGACCAGCTGGATACCATGGCGTTTTACGCCGGACCTAATAGCGTTCTCACAATCTTCCACGGTATCAACGATCCTGAACTGTGTTGGAACCACACCATCGGTGTTGTAGTAGGCATCGAGTTTGCGTCGAACCAGTTCTTTGTCCTGCACCCACTCATCTTCGAAACCGCCGACGATGGTTTGCACGTTGCGTCTGCCGATTTCGTACTCACCCATCTCAGCTGAAAGAAATAGCGTTTTCACTCCATTCTTTGAGTTGTGGTAGAGGACCTGTAAGCCGAGAGCAGTTTTCCCCATACCGGGTCTAGCTCCGAAAACCCACATTTCACCAGCACCAATGCGAAAGCCAGCAAGTTCCAGTGCTGTAACTCCAGTGCTGTAATAGTTCTGTGTTCCCAGTAGATCGAGGAAGTGGTTTGAGCAGTCGTGGATCGTAGACTCTGCGTGATGGCTAACAGGCTTCTCCTGCACATACACATAAGCCTTCTGAACTGTACCAATGACCCAATCATCTCGACTACCTTTCTCGTAGCGATTCTCATAACACCAAACACGAATCATCTGTTCGATATCAACTGTAGGGAAGTGACGTTTAACAGCCAGCTTGGTCATACTCATCACCAAACCTGAGTTACTAGCATCATCAAGACCTTCCTTAGAGCCATGCCATCGTTTGCTAAGGGCATCGTTTGGATTGGTTCGTATGAAAGTGGCAATGGCTGAGGGTAAATCTCCATCAACCTGCACGGGTGTAGCTGGTATGAGTCGTGTGTGTAATCGTGCTGCAAACTCCTGCATATCATCCGGATCGACAGCTTTGATTTCATCCAGATCAATCGCAGCCCAGTCGTTTTCAACATCGACGAAGTGGCTCTTATTCCAGAATGGATAGCGGATCAGGTTTCCGTAACCTTTACCACGCAGTCGTTCTTGTTTCGGGAAGACTTCAGTGAGAGCCATATCGAGTTGGCTTGCTACCAGTCGAAAGAATGCTCGTGGCTTATATGCTTCCACAGGCTGCTTGAAGAAGATCCAGAGGTGTGCGCCACTATTGGCTGAGTGTTCGACGTAAACAGTAAACCCCTGTTCAGTCAGATAGTAGTACAGCTTATTGACTTCTTCCATCCACTCAGGATTCGGTGAACTATCGTGATTGTCGATATCAACACATGTGAGTGTGACCGTATTATCGGATCGCAGTGGGTAGAAGCCGTAGCACAATTTACCTGCACGGTGGTTGCTATCAAACTCCTCTACATTAGGTGGAGTCTGAGTGTACGGACGAAAGTTACTACCCGGTTTCTGAGCAGCAATGACATCCTGTCGGCCAGTGAAGTGTTTAAGGATTAACCCTGTGTCGGTTCCCACTTTGGACCTCTCTGTACATTCTCTGCAAATCCACCCCATGCTTCTGGATGTAGATAGCTCCCCTGATTCAACCAAGTCGATGCGTGCTGTCGGTAATCTCCCTGGCTGGCTAATCGTCCCGGTGTCCAGGCTGCGTTGTATTGGATTGCACGACACACCAAATACTCGTGAGGGCTATCCAGGCCTTCAGCCTCGAACTCCTTTGTTCTTTCAAGTTCTTCCACTGCCCGGTGATAAGCCTGAGCAGCACTGCGTTTATTGTTCTTCCGAGGATAAGCATCCCAGAAGTATCCGAATTCTTCGGTATAGATTTGGTCGCTCTGCTTGCGAGCTTTTTGCCTGCGGGCAGTCTTCGAGGTTTCCTGAAGTTCGAGGACCGCTAGAATCTTTTCCATTAGTTCGACCATACGATTTAGTTGAGGTTGCATGACTTCTCCTTTTGAAAAGGCAGCACTGATCCCGTCAGGAGAAAGGATGAAAACCATCGGGGATCAGTGCTACAGGCGCGTCAGGAATTAGGCTGACAGATCGGGACCGACTCGGTTACCTACGGTAGGCTGCGGGGTTGAGGAGGAATCCCCTGCTGCCTGCCCGAAGACATCGCCAAACTCGGCATCCAAAAGCGTTGCTTGCGATATATCAAGCGGTGCAACAGCTTCACGAGGTCGGCTAATGCTCCATCGTTCCCGCATCTGTCCGTCTGTGCCCTGTTCCTGCTTGCACCACAAGCGGCACTCTTTTCCGGTTAGGTCGATATGACCATTGGAACCCGGCATGATTTGAGAAGGCTGACCCTTAAAGCCAATAGCTTCCAAATCCTTCTGGACGAATTCTTTTGTCTTCTGAGTCAAGCTCATCCAGATCCTGCGTTCAACATTGTCAGCCACTGGAGTATGGTTGCCGTTGTCATCAACGCTACTCAACACACGAACAGTGAGAACAATCTGTGGTGTACCAGTGGAGGCAGGTTGTATCGTCTGCCCGGAAATTTCGCCTGAATACAGGCCTTGAAAATTAAAGTCGTTCATAGTTATTGCTCCTGTCACGAACGCCTAAGAAGTAGCCCCAAGTGCATCGGCAAAGTTTGACCATGCCTCTTGAGGGGTTTTGCCACACGAAAGAAGATTCGGTAGCCCATATCTGTTCTTCGCAATGAAGGAAGCCTGTCCCTCACAGTGCATGACTCTATCTGTACCGCCTTTGCCTTTAGTACGCAGACCGTCTTTGGCTACGACTGTCACAAAGTCCATAAAGAGGATGGCATCTGCCCATCGCTCTACGGTTGGCCAGAGTGCTTTGTGTATGTCTGGCTGGTAGCGGCTGAAATCCTGACCACTTGGGTTTGCGAAATTCCCGATCTTCACATGGCATGGTGCGAAGATGTGGACCTCCCTTTCGAGTCGAAGTTGGTCAAGATCATAGAACAGTTTTCTCCACCGTTCCGCAGCCACTACATAGCCAGCACCATAAGCAGTGAACTTCTGCATATCACCGCCGTAATCCTGATCGCATGTTTCCTTAACACATGAAACTGCCAGCCCGTTGACGGTGTCGATCACTATCGAACGATAGGGCAATTCTTTGGCATCTTTGAGTTCTTCTATCAATTTGCAGAAGCCACCGAAGTCCCTGATGTTGTCGATATAGTCAATCGGCTCTATCTGGCCGGAGGTGATTAGTGTGACAACACCATCTTCCCCTTGTGTCGTGACGACCAAAGGTTTGGGAGCTTGTGCAGCAAAGGAAGTCTTTCCACTTCCTGGTGAACCTAATATGACAACCCGCATCCCACGGCTATCTGGTTCGTTCTTTACCAAATCAAGCATCGACATCATTAATCTCCTTGTGTGTCAGCCAGTATTGTTCAAGTGCGTCATGCACTAGTGAGCCATAACGCAGGGCATCACTGTCTTCTCGTGTTTTCTTCTCAATCCCTTTGACGTACATGTAGAAGTACTTAGCCCGGCAGCTATTAAACACACCGATGCGGGAATGACTTAGGTTGAAGCGTCCTGAACTCGCAGCTCCCCTCCTTGGTTGCCACGTTTCAGAATCCAGCGAATCCGTGCCGGAACAGAGTTGGAAGTACGGACACACAGATCCGTAGGCATGGCAGCTGTTGGTGTTCTGATAGAACAGTTTGTCGTCTTCGGCCCTTTCGATTTCCTTGGCCACCATGACGAGCTGCTGCAATGCGAACTTCATCTCCTTAACACTTCTTGTGATTCCAGTTTTCCGTTTGAAATATTTGGGGTGATCTTCAGCAATCGCATTGCAAACTCTAGCCCCGTACATTTCGGGAGTTTCCTTTTTGAGGTTCCCGCTTTGATATTTGGTCAGCGATTCCTGCGATAGCTTGTGTCCGAAGTAAGAATCTTCCTGCTCAATCTCCAGCCGAGAACCGAATATCAATTCATCCGTTCCTCTTGGTAGTGCTTTTGGTCGCAGTGAAACTTTACGGATCACATCCAGCTGAGTTTCGGCGACCATTTTCCCATTGAGGTAACTCAACAAGTGATACAGGGATATTTGCCGATCAAAGCTGGTCTTAGTGAGTTGCGGATGAAACCGATTGTCGAGATTCTGTCCGGTTGTTTTGTGTTCAAGGTTAATCAGTTCGCCACGAGAATTACGGAGCATCGTGTCGAAGCGACCAGTCAGGGTGAACCTAGTACCTGGAATAGTCGTAGTCAGTGTTTGCTCGACTGACACAACCTCATGGATTGAATTGTCGTGATATTGGTCATATTCTTTTATTAACGCAGCAGCGGATGCTACTTCATAAGGATTAGCCCCCTGAACTTCTGCGGTGTGCAGATTATCCAAAGCGGCAAATATCGGTGTCATAGGCTGATCAATCATTTTCAGGTATCCGTCCATTTCTCTCGGATAACCAAGTATTGAAAGCCTCATCCGTGGTAAACCGCTGTCCACCCGGCTGACAGTGGGGAAGTCCATAGCGATCACACCAGAACGACACAGTTTTGATAGATACACCAAATTTCTTCGCATACTTCGTAAGCGGATGAAATTCGTCCGATTCAACATTAAATTCCCAATCCATCGGGCGATCTCCGGTAACTTCCTGAATTAACCTCGTTGCTGTGGAAGTGAATTAAACAGCAAAAAACACATTTGTCACTTGTCAAAATTTTATTTTATGGTTATTCTCACATTCTGCCGATAAGGTATGTGGGCAGCTATATGAAATCGCACAGGACTCAAACACTATGAATAAAGATGACCAGGCACTAATAAAGGATCTGGCAGCGTGGGAGCAGGGCTTGCTTGACCCTTGGGAAAAACTTCTGCAAGCGCGTGAAAAACTCAATAAAGATCAGACATACTCATTCAGTGAAGGTGAAATTTTCGACCTTGGTTACACATTAACGCAGATCGGACACATGCTCATTCAGGTTTCAGATCGAATGAGTCGGCTTGATGATGATCTAGCCAAACTTAATCAGGTCGGAAGCTTAACAGTGCTGCATACTGCAATGCACGGTCTTTTCACGGCTGCTTGGAATATCCGTGAGGAAATCCAAGATCTTTGCAATCAGGCTGAGAAGGAAGAATATAGCGACAACCATGAGGATGAGATCTATCTCAAAAGCTTGGTAAAGATGCTGCCGAAGCTCAAGAAGGGCTCAACACGGTTCGAAAAAACACAGCGTGAGATTGAGGAGCTTAGACAGTTACTCATTAAAGCTGATCAAACACCCGATGTTACAGACTTGCATTGGGACTACGCGCTAACCCCACCATTGAAATTTGTTTCAGACTCCTTCACAGGTGAGCATGAATTAATTCGAGACGTTTGTGACATCTACCTGAATCAAGTAACACATCATATCGATGAGCGTCAAAAAGGACTTTCCGATGCCTGTGAAATTCTCACACGAAATGGCAAATACAAGTTGTTTGACATCCTCAATTTACCGCAACACAAGATGTACAATCTGTTGGACCCACACAAGTTTGCGATCTTCTACGGATTCCTTGAAAGCTACGGATATAGCTGGAAATATAGGGGTAACAGCCAACACAAGTACCCTAGCCACAGGTTTGCTTTCAGCGAAACACATCTGAGAAACAAGCATGAAAAAGCTACCGCTGTCGAAGTAATGAAAAACGCTGACTCCAACGCGCGTCAGGACTTAAAGTATGTATTTCGTTCGGCTAAAACACAGGTCCGCAGAATCCGTGATGATGGCCGGGTTTCGACAAAGTGGTATGAAACTCTAATTAGCCTGATAAAAACACATCGTGTGTTCCCAGAGCATCTTGTGTTTAATTCCTTAGCTGAATTGAAGATCCATAAAAACGTAGCTACTGCCTTGAGTAGTCTCTCAACAGGCGAAGCTGTTCGGGCTGATCTGTTTGTCGATGAAAAAACACGTTTATGGACTGATGCTTTTAACGATTGCTTTTATTACCGTGCGTTGCATGATCGGAAAGCAGTTCCACAAGGCGTTGGTGAAAAGGAATTCACAACATCACAGTTCTTAGTGTTGTTGATCCAGGTGTTGTATGAATGGTATGCACACGTTGAGATGAACCAGTTGTTTGAGTCTTATTACTACAAAGTGAAAACAGATGCCGCTGTTGTAGAAACCGGACCTTGGTTGCGTTGGAATAAATCCTGCCAGAGCCGTGATGAACTACCTATGTGTTGGTATCTAGAAGACCAGAAAACCGAGAAGGTGGCTGAGGCATCCGTGAAGCTGATACCTTGGACAGATCATCTGGAGTCAGGGTCGTTTTTTAGATAAAAAAAAACCCCCCGCGCTTGCAGGGGGATATTTATGAAGGAGTTGTTAGGCGTTTTGTTTCTAACAACATTGTACTGACGAATTTAACCGAAGATTGACACAATGCAACTGTCAAAGTTTTATTTTTATTGAGGTTTACTCAAAACAGCCGTAATCAGGGGATGTGTGGGAAAACCTTGGACTTTCCCAATAAATAATTATTGACCTAATGCGATACCGTGATATATTCGGTTAAATCGCACATATAGGCCGACGAGGAAGATCGGCGTTTTTTTTCGACATATAGGGTTGTGAAGGTAAGGGTAAAACGCACACCCAGCAAATCAGGATGAGTATTATGCTTAAAAGCAATGTAGTGAAGGTGGTTAGAGTTCTGTGTGAGCGCGTCGAAGCTCTGCCCGGCTCTGTAACGGACTATGGTTTCCAACACAATCAGATTGCTGCGTGGAAACAGGGCGTGAACGTGCCTAACTTCCACAAGGTTGCTGTGTTGGCTGAAGTATCCGGCTTGCTCAGTGAGCTACACCTGATCGTTGAAGACACGGAAGACAATGAATTGAAGCGTCTGGTTGAACAGTTGATGTCAGACAAGTAGTTTTTTTGAAAGGATTCTCACATGAGGATACTCAAATTTTTAGCCAACAGAGTTGGTCGTTTTGGTGGTGTGCGTCAACATCAGGAAGTTGTCACAGCAAATAGCTGGAATATTAACCGCTCGAACCATGCTAAAAACATGAATCAAATTCAGCTGTATCAACAGCATCGCAGAGCCTTGTACTACTTCATGGATAAGCTCTGTACGCAGGTCGGCAAGCCACTGCCGATCAATTACTACCAAAACACAATCGTTGATGGCTCTCGTGCTGAAAGCCTGACACGATTCCACATGCCAGGAGCTTGTGAGGAAGTGCGTAGTTTCACCTCTGAAGTGTTGCGTATGTCACCGGATCGCCTCCAATTCCTGATGGACCGCAATCAAGCACAGGGTAAACGCTGGAACACAGGGCTTCCACTGAGCGTTACTGTGCCTCGACTGGCTAAGGTTGTGAGCTACTTAGACTCGCAGCTGGCAGGCTATGAAATCACAATGGACCTGTTTGTGTACTGCTCAGACATCCCTGAACCATCGAAGGAGACAGGGCAGTATGCCTTGGCGGTCTGATGACGGAATCTGAGATTTGCAACATATGCTCTGGTACAGGATGCAGCCCGTATGGACCACCACCCGGAGATTTCGGAACTTGGGCGTGTCGATCCTGCAACGGGAGTGGCCTGACCTATGAGTGTGAAGAAGAGTAATACATTCAAAACGGTATTGATGCCTAAGAAGCAAAGGAGTTAAAAATGAAACGTCTTTTAACGGACAAGGAAGCAGCCGAATACCTCGGCATTGGACGCTCGACCCTTTGGCGGTTAGCCAAGGCTAAGAAACTTCACCCTATTAAGCAGACTCGCCGTTGCACAAGGTTTGATATTCAGGACCTTGAGGACTACGTCGAAACACTAAAGGAGAGTTAGTATGGCACTTCGGACAAGACTAACCGGCGACAAGACTTGCAATAAGTCCTATGTATCGGAATGGAAAATACCGCTGGATGGTAAAAGGATTACCAAGGCCGTTTATCTTGGTAGTACCACTGCGATCACTGAAGAAGCGGCGAACAGATTGGATGCGGGGATCACATCAATAAGAGTGACTCGTGAATTGGGTGAGCCATTTTCCGGCGACCAGCTCAAGTTCATCGCCTCCTTACCTGATAGAATCCACAAGAAGCTAGAGAGCTACGGGCTTGTCCGTAAACGTGGGGTTAGACGCAGTGAAGATTCTTTTGCTCTATCTTCGGTACGCCATGAATTTCAACAGGGCCGTGATGTAAAGGAATCAACCGAGGATAACGAGAATAGGGCATTTGACCTCCTGGAAAAACACTTCACCGCTGAAAAGGATGTACGGGATATCACTGTGTTGGCAGCTGAACGATTTGCAGCTTGGCTTCCGAAGCAGCGACTCATTGGTAATGGGAAACTAAATTCCAGCACAGTGTCAGGCCATCTACGCAAAATCACCAGCCTGTTTAACTACATGGTGAAGGCTGAGTTGATAACGAAAAACCCATTTGCTGATATCCGAACTCCCATGAAGCGTGATAAGTCAAATGACTACTACGTTTCAATCGAAGAAACCAATGCGTATATTGACGCTGTGACACATCCTCAATGGAAGGCTATCATTGCAATCGCCCGTTACTGTGGCGTAAGAGGGCCGAGTGACCTTCTGTATATGCAACGTAAGCATGTGGATTTCAAGAAGAAACAGGTTACGTTTCCGTCTATTAAGAATGGCAACCGAGTTTGCCCATTGTTCCCCGAAGTAGTTGAACATTTTAAGTTCCTATGTGACCGTGAAAGCGATCCTAATGGCTTTCTTTTCAAAGACATAACCGAGGGTGGGCATGGCAAAAAGGGCAACTGGGATGCTGTCAGAGCCTCTGGAAAGCTGAAGGATTTGAACCTACGCAAAACTCCGAACTCTGCCTATCGTCGAGCCACTGGTGAAAATCCGATTCCAAAGTTTTTCAAGAACTGCCGAGCCACGAGAGTCACTGAGCTGATAAAGATGGACGGTTTCTCTCAACACAGTGTGTGTGAGTGGATTGGGCATACCGAAGCCATCAGCAATGAACACTATCTGATGATGATGGACGAAGACCATAAACGAGCAACTGAGTCAAAAGGCACCCCCAAAAGCACCCCCAAAACCTCAAGTACCGAGCGATCTCCGGTTGTCCCAGAAAGTCTCATGCAGCAGGTATTTGCCTCATTGCCGGATGAGCAGTTGGACGATATTAGCCTTATATTGCAGGGTCTGGTTAGTGTCCTAGAGTCCCAGCCGGAGTCAGCGAGTGTCCTGCTGACCGCAATTTCAGAACAGGCTAAAAAGCCTAAAAGTAGCTCGAACAGGGGTCGAACAACCGGCGTTTCACACGGTAAATATAGGGTCGGGAAGGTGTGGGGTGCGAAAAGCACCCCCAAAGGCACCCCCACTAGGTCTAGCAAGGTAGCTCTTGCCTTCAGGAAAAGAAACATAGCGGGACAGCTGGAAGCCATCAGGGATGCTATAGACGTTTTCTGTGAGGAGTTCGAATAGGTTAGGGGACACAGCTTGGTTTTTAACCTGAGACAAGCAGGGACTCTACGGGTGTGTTAACCTCGCCACAAACACACTACAAGTTTGGGGGGTGTTGTAGCATTTTTTTTTCTTGCTTCTCAAAAATTTATTTTTTAGATTTAGAAATAGTTGTTCGGATGAGACATAACTGGATGAGGTCCATGAAAAAAACAGTCCCAGAGATCCGAAACCGAAATATGATTCGCCACCGTATTGAAACACTTTCAACGACACTGAAACAACTTTCAGAAGAATCGATTTCCGTTAAGATCGACATTAAAAACACGAAAACCGGCAAAGTGGTAAAGATCAGGTTTGATTCTACTCAAGCTTCCGTAGAATCTCTTCCTGAATAGACACCATCTTCCGTACAAGCTCCCCCTGAAGCTCTAGCTGCTGCTCTAGCTTGACGAGGAACTCTCTATGCGAAGTGATGACGGGATCAACCACACGGGCCAGCAGGACCTCTCCTACCTTCTTGAATGCCCAAAGCAGTATCAAACACAAGCCAACCGGGAATCCGACATCACTCAGTATCTGGGTTAAGTTCGTTTCCATACCAGTCCTCTCGGATTTTGAATTCAAAGTTAATGATGTGGGCAATGAAACTCAGGAACTTCACTCTGGTGTAACCTTCTTCAGACATCAGGTTTTCCATGCGGCTGAGTGTGTGTACGTTGCTGCTGCGAGCCATAAAACGATATCGCTCACCGGGTTTAACCATTCTAATCTTCATCGCCAGCTCCCTTGGATGGATTAACGCTCCTGATCGAGTCACCCAGAATCAGTGCAACAACTGTCACCACAACATTGTTGACCGACTCTCTGGCCACTCCCTTTTCTTCGAGCTTGAAATATTCGTAAGCGAACATCAGGATCACAGTAAGAATCCCCGTAAGTACTCGCTTGCTGTTTTTTAGACTGTTAATGAAATCACTAATGATGTTTTTAAGTGCATCCATCATCCAACTCCTATTTTTAGTTTGAATAACATGTAGGCTGTCATGGCGATTCCGATAAGAAACACAAGCCACTTTCGTTTGGCGGCGGTCTGTTTAGCTTTCTCGCTTTTGGCGAGTATCAAATTGGCCTTGGCCTCAGTGCGGCTCGTTTTAGCCTCTGTGCGTGTTTCTATTTTGGATGTGCCTTCGTACTGGCCGTCAGTTCGATATCGCTTTCGTTTTCTCATCGTCTAATCCTTACCCTGTCTGGCCGCTGTCTGTACCACTCGACGTAGCGTAGGGCTGCGTCACGGTCTGACTGCCACTTCGCAACCTCTTTCTCGTAGTTCTCAGTGACAGAACCCCTTCGTGGGCGCTTGGCTCTGAGCGGTGCGATAGCACTGCTGTAGAGCTTGCTCTGGAGATCTCGCTTGAAGCGATCCATGGGGATATCAAGGTTACCCTTGGTGTGCATGTGTTCTTTAATCATGGCTCGTGCGGTTCTGAGCGCACCCTCTGTGATCTTGATCGTCACATCATCAGGATTGCGAGCCATTTCAGTACTAATCATTTTCTCGATAACATCCTTGGCAAGTGTCCCTGCCAGCTCTGCGTACTCTGCGTATTGCTTCTCCGGCATTCGGTAATCAACGCCATTAACACGGTACTCAGGACTAGGACGTGTTGGGTACTTAGGATCTTTGGCATTTGGGTTCAGGCGGTTCCAGTTAATAAACACACGATCACCAACGAATGTGTCAGTGGTCTTACTCCTGACCCCGGTAATGCCGCCTGATGCCTTAGCCTTGCGCCCCCATGCGTCATGGATATCCTCACCAGGAGCAACCATTGAGCGTTTCTTGAACTCACCTACAACTGTCTCTGAGCGTGGATCTTTCACCGTAGGTGATATGCCTCTGGCAGCTTGCGTGTATAGGTTAGGTACGAAGCGCGTTAGTACCGAAGCAATCCACCGCTGACCACCATCTTCTGATTCAACTGCCTTGGCAAGATCACCCACTGATCGGAAGAATGTTTTCTCCTGCACGGAACCACCGACAGAACGCCCAATATCGCCAACTTTACCTGCGAGGCTCTTATCTGACTTGAGTGCTTGTATTGCATCCACAACAGTGGCCAGCCCAAAGGCGAATGGATCAAGGCGGTCATACTGCCACCACCTGCCAGCGATCCGCACTGCCTGTGGGGGAGCAACACCTTCCTGATAACGGAAAGTACGACTTCTTTCACCTAATGCACCTTTAGCACCAGTGAATGTTGTTTCTTCTTCATCAGGGTCAACCAGATCCCACAGTAGTCCAACCATCAGACCTACGGCCAGCTGACTAACTGCCTCACGGGTCACTCCCTTTAACACATGATTACCGTCACGATAATTGGTGTACATCTTCTGATAGACAGGGAAGCCCAACACAGGAACACGGACGAGGGCATTGCCCAGAATGCGTACTGGTGTTCTCACGAAAGGAGCGAACAGGTGTTGAAACGCAGGACCAACGACTGGAATCTTGCGAATCTTTTCGTTAGCTCTAATCACACCCTGTGAGATCGTACCACCTTCATCCTGAAACATCTTCTGTTCAGCCTGACGAAGTGCCGCTACCCATGCTTGTGATCGCTTATCGAGCA